AATAGTGCATAAGTCTATTATCTTTATCTTTGAATGCGTGTATATGACCTTCCATCTTCATGGTGACAAGCAAGTTTTTAATAGTATTGTAATTGCCATCTACATGTGCTGCTATATCTTTTATAGTTCTAGGCTCTGTAAGGTAAGCTAGTATTTTATCTCTGGTATTCACGATACATCCTTAATTTTACAATGCCATTTACGTTTATCATCTTGATGCCAACCATGTACATGAATAGTCCAGCCAGCTTCACGAACTGCACCTACATTTTCATGGTCTGCTATCTTCTTTACTCTAGCTGACATATTACCTGCAGTTGTGGTTTGGACCGCTAATACTTCTTTACCCTTTAAAGCTAGTAGGTCTATAAAGCCAAACAAGTCCTGTCTTATCCTTGCAAAACTATTCCAATGTTCTACTACTGCTACTGTGTATCCTTCTTCTCGTAATTTTTTAAGACTTAATTGCGTTGGGCTAGTTGCCATTAAAACATCCTTATTTGTGCTGTAGCTTGATTAACTCTATCACATGCTGCCTTATAATAATCACTATCTAGTTCACATCCTACTAAATCAAATCCTAGATTATTACAAGCAATAGCAATAGAACCTGAACCTAAATGTGTATCTAGTATCTTTTGACCTTTTTCAGAATATTTATCTAATATCCATTCATATAATTTAACAGGTTTTTGTGTTGGATGAATTTTTCCTATTGAATCACCTTGTGCAGACCTAGCCCTTTGAAATATTTTTGCATTTTTATTAAAACTGGTCCATGCCATTTCAAATGCTGCAAAATCACTATTATAATCTAATTTATCCCAAGCTAAAATACATCTAGTATTTCCAAGATAATCTAAAAAATAATTACCTCCCCATATAATTTGATTTTTACTTACCCTTTTTAATTCGATAAAATATTCTTTTGGCGGTATTGATTTATCCCAATCTTTTGATTTATGAACTCCTAAATCATTTGCACTGCCTTTTCCCATAGTCATATTTGCCGCATCTATACCATAAGGCGGGTCTACAATAGCTAAATCAAATGCTTTATCAGGCAACGTAGCCATATAAGCCATGCAATCTATATTGTGTAATTCTGCTTGTCCTATTTTAATCATCTTTAATATTGTCAAATTGCTCACTATTAGGTTTAGATATTCCGTCTTTAAATCTTTTCTCTACATCACCGGTAGACTTATTAAGTTCGTATTCATAAGCGTGTGGTGATACATCATCACTATTCTTTTTAGACCTAAATATTTTATCAAAGTTAGAATCAAATACTTCTCTATCTGTGAATGGTCTTGGTGCTGAACCTTTACCCATAATATTCTCCTTAAAATTGGTGCGAGCTATAGCTCGGTTGACACCGAAACTATTATCTTAACTTATACCCTCGCACAGTATAAGAGCATCTTATCAACTACGACCACGACTAAGATAAGATTTAGTACGTGAAAGATAATATAGGCAGGTGCGGTATCCGTGTGCGTTTTAAGCAGACTCCCATGCTCCTTTTACTTTCCTTACCTATAAATTTATTTTACCTCCAAGTGATTATTAATAAATAGCCAACCTATAGTTTTACGGTGAGCTTCTTCCCATGCTGCTATTCTATCATGTTTATCTAAACTTTTGTCATTATCTATCATGTGGTGGCATTGGTGGCAGAGGAATGCTACCCTGTGGTCACCACTCTTGATACCTGTTCCCTTGCCATCACGTAGTTGGTTGCTATGTGCAGCTACTACAGTTCCGTCTTGTATAGAACACATCATACATGGTGCGCCATCTGCTAGTTTAAGTAGTTTAGGGTTTCTATAGTTCATACTAATAAAAAATCCATTTTGTCAAATCTATAAACATTAACTTTCCTTTTGCTTGTTTGTTTCCATGTATTTTTATGTGATATTCCTTGTCTATCTGCAATATGAACCCAACCCATTGCTTTCCAAAAAACATTACTTTCTAAATCATCTGCACAACCGCATTGCCATCTAAAAGTAAACTTTGTTTCACCATAAGTAATAACATAGTCAAGCAATAATTTACCTCTTAATAATTTTCTTGCGTCTGTTTGAATACATATTTGAGCTATACGACCTATTCTCATATTTGCATGCGGCAATCCAAAACTACACAAACAAAACCCTACTAAATCTTTATTACATTCTATTATAAACAATTTATCGTTACAAACATTACTCCATCTATCACCTGTTTTAATTCCTGTTATGGCTGCTTCATAAGCCATTTTAGGAATAAACCCTAATGAACTACTTTCTTTTTTACTTAAACTAATAACATAAGGCAAGTCTTCTAATGTGGCTAGTCTTACATTACCTAAATCTTTATCCACTAATAATCCCAACCCCAACCCATAGTCTGACCCCATACTTCTATCTGTTGTTGGTATTCTGTCATCTCACTTGTGGTTAGTTTAGTTGTTGACTTTATAAGTTCTACTGGCGTACCTGCAATTTCTGTTTGGTAGCGTAAGAATTTAAAGCCACACAATTCATGGATACGGTCTTTCTCAATACCTAAATGATTACTTAAACTTGTGTATAGTTCCCATAACCTTTCGTTCTGTTCAAGACTACGGTTAAGTTTAGCGTCTGTTACTGTTACACGCCAGCGTTTAGTAAAGTCAAGACTTTTTAGTTTCTCTATAAGCTGAGGTAAGTTGTCTTTGGTTAGTGCCCACTTTATCATCTCTCCATCCTTTCGTTTTAAATACTTGTCCGTCTTTAGAAGTTGCTTTGTATTGAATGTCATCTCCGAATACTTTTTTGCATTGCTTTATAAATTCATTTATTGTCATCTTGGTGGACTCTCGTTATATCGTAAACCTTTTTGGTCAAACCAAAAGTTAAATGAACCTTCCCATTGTGCATTACGCTGCTTCTGAACAAAGACCTTTGCATCTGGAATAATCTTTAACTCATCATCTGAAGTCTTGCCTTCTTCTATTAACTTCTCTTTGTATCTGTTACGCCATACACAAATAATATTATCACATAAGTTACGAATATGCGAACTCCCCATAATGTTTGTAGCGTCAGGTATTTCTGCCTCGTCTTTAAGTTTTCTAGTATGTGCTACTAAAAAAATACTTACTTGTAAATCACGTGCTATTACCGCTAAAGAATTAGTAAGTCTTTTCTGTCCATCTAAAGACTCTTCAGTTACATCATCCAATTTCATTAAGCTGTCAATAATAAATACATCAACTCCTAATACATGTTTACCATAATGCAGAGTTGCTATCATGTCTTCTGACTTAGTGCTTCCTGTTTGGTCGTATATATATAACTTGTCTTTAGCACGTTCACAAAACTTATGTATATATTCATCTGTTGGCTCTGGTGAACCTAATGCTTGTGTAATCATTCTAGCTAATGTAAGAACAGGTCTCATTTCTAAAGACGCTATTAAACATTTAGTATTCTGTTTCATCATAGACAATACAACTTGTGATAACCACATTGATTTACCATGACCTGATACACCAGTAAGAATTGTTAATTCCGAAGCCCTAACCCTAAACTTATCTTCCGTCTTAATCCAGCCAAGCGATTTGCCACTATGAACTTCCTCACTAAAATACTGCACCAAACTGTCAGCAAATAAATCCGTACTCTTAACCTTAAACTCCGCATGTCCATACCCCTCGTTATAAAATTCTTGAACTGTTGATTGGCTAACTGTTAGTTTATCTATGACTTCGCCTATGTTCATATTAAACGCCATGCAAATGTAATTATGATATAAGCTATTTTAGCAACTAATCCTATAGCAAATAAAAATAAAACCCATGTAATAGTTTTTCCTATGAATGTTCCAATAGCTTCATTAGTTTCTTTTTTCATATTCCACCTCTAGTTTAATTTTGCCTATGTATTTATATTCTATTGGCACTTCTTTTACTCTATCGCCTAAATGAAATAAGACTTCACCTTTGTGGTTTTGCCATACATAAAAATATTGTTCTTTCATATTCCACCTTCCCAAACTTTTTTAGGTTTGATAGTTTCTTCTATAGGGTCGTTCCACCTAGACTGATTAATATAGGTAGTCGTTGCTGGTACGTATCCTTCTTTCCAACTGCGAGTATCTTTCATTTTTTTAATGTGGTCAAGTATTTCATCTTTAATCTCATACAATTTTCTATTACGCCACTTTTCCTCACATTTAACTTTT